CGCGAGGTGCTGTTCGACGGCTTCACCCCGAGCGGTACCCGCCGCTATCTTCCGAATACCCTGGAGAACGCCTCGAAGATGATGAAAACGGCGGGGCGCAACGGCGCGACGGGGATGGGCATCAGCTTCAGCAATTTCGCCGCGGGGCTGCTGGACAGCCTGGGTTCGTTGAAGGACATCCGCGCCCGGAAAGGCAGCCTGACGACGAATCATGAGGAGGTGGACGCCTTCCGGGACAGGTGGTCGCAGGTGTTCTTCGACCTGGGCGAGAAGTGCCAGCCGGACGCCGAAGGGTATGATGACTACGGGCTGTACCGCCTGGCGGAGGCGGCGCGGAAGCGCGATCCGCAGGCCTATCTGAAAAAGGAATACGGCGTGGAGCTATCCGATGAGGATACGGCCCGCCTGAAGGAGATGGTGAAAGCCATCCGGACGGAATTCCCGGCGATGTACTTCGAGACGAAATTCGAGCGTCCGGTTTACTTGAACGAAATGGCGGGGGCCGTTGTCCCGGAGAATACGGACAAGGATATTCTGGATGCGCTGGATGCCGCCGGGATTCCGTACCGCACATACGGCGCCGCGGAAGAGCGGCCGCAGGTTATCCGGAAATTTTCGGAAGAACTGGAAGGAGTGCGGTTCAGCACGAACGGTGAAAAGGCACGGATACGGGAGCAGGCCCGGAGGGACGGCACGTATCTGAAGGCTCCCAACGGGCAGCCCTCGAAGCTGACCGCCGACCAATGGGAGACCGTGCGCACGCGGCAGTTCAAAGAGTGGTTCGGGGATTGGGAGAACGAACCCGAGAACGCTTCGAAGATCGTAGACGAAAACGGGGAACCGATGGTGGTATATCATGGGACACCCTTGTCTCGCAATCAAATAACTCCGAACAGAGGTTGGCATGGTGACGATTATGTCTCGCAAGAAGCGCCCTTTCACACATTCAGAGGCGGCGAGTACTCAGGCTTGATATTTACGTCGGTAGATTATGACCAAGCACGAATCATAGCTTCGAGAAGGTCTATGGAAATTCCCGACGATGAACGGGGGAACGAACAATGGACGGAAGAAGGATATGTATATGACCTGTATGCGAATGTGAAAAAGCCGTTCGATCCTCAGGATAGGAATGCCATGTCGGAAGTACTGCACCAATTCGGAGATAAAATCCCTACCTTGTCCTTCTATGGCGGGAAAGGGGACAGCGTATCTCCGGATGTCGCCCTGAAAATGGCCGCGAGCGAAAGCAACAGCTGGATGCTGACCGAAACCCCGGAGTTCCTGTCAAAAGTCAAGGAACTCGGCTATGACGGTCTTGTGGGTTATGACGAATGGGTTAAATATATTGCGGTGGTTTCTCCTGACCAGATAAAATCGGCGACGGAGAATATCGGGGCATTCGACCCGGCGAATCCGGACATTCGTTTCAATCGGGAATTTACCGAGCGGCGGGTGACGACGCTCGAAAAGTTGGAAAATAAGCGCGATGCGCTGATTGCCGACCGCGGAAATATTGCTAACTTTGACGAACAGATTGCCGCGGTGGAAGCCGAGATCGAGGCATACATGCAGTCGGATCCGGTAGCCGATACATTCGGCAAGGATGGCGCGGGCGATGCCCATCTGCAGGCCGTGGAGGATGCGGTGTACGATATGCAGCGCGAAATAAACCTTCCGACACAGACTGTCGTAGTACGCAATGCCGATGAGTTTATCGCCCGACTGCGGGAAATGGGGGCTACGGATGAACAGCTGAAAGGAATCTCTCCCGAACATTGTCCGGAGGGTGCGCAATGGCGAGGCGAAATCGTCATCCGGGGTGACGCTGTTGCAGACAAGGTGCATGCCCGAGTGATTTATATCCATGAGCAGGCGCATGACATCACGGAGGCATTGTTCACTCCGGATGAGTTGTACGATGCAGCCGAGGAGATGGGAGCGGACTACATGAATAAGCGTCTCGAAGAGCGTAATGCTTCGTACCATGTGGACGGGAACAGCGTCGAGAGCATGATTCAGGGCGCGAATGAAATGATTAGCCGCGGTGTCGATCTGTTGTACAGAAAGGGACTGTTGGCAGAGTTTTTCGCTACGGAGAATGGTCCGATCTATCCGGTAATCATGTACATGGAAGAACACGGCGTTCCGTCCCGACTGAAAGATTTGATTGTTGAGAACCTGCAAAACATAAAAGCAGATCAATATGGCACAGAAAGAACGAGACAGAATATCCCGGGAGAAGTTGAGAGACAACTTGATTCTCGATTATTTCCTGCCCGCGAAGGCGACGGAACGGCAGATGAAACGGGCGGAAGAACTGGAACGGCAGGGGATGCGGTTCCGGAACGCATTGGAGCAGGCGCAGCAGGAATTGCCGCAGACGCCGGAGGACGTATTGGTGGACGTGGAGGAGATTTAGACCGTCCGAGTTTTTCATTCGGAGATTCGGGGAATGACGCCCCGAAACTGACCAAGCAGCAGCAGTTGATCGCCGACCTGCGGCGTGCCGTGCGTGAAAGCAAGGCCGCAGCCCGTTCCGTGGCGCAGATCGTCAGCCGCCGCGTCCGCAAGGAGGTCGGCACCGACTTGGTGGAGATTATGGGCAAGCGCGAGTTCGACGCCCTCATTCGGCAGATCGAGGAGGCTACGGCCCGGCAGGAGGTGGAGAAGCCTCTGCAACGTATTGCTGAGGTAGCGACGGACCTCGAAATAAAGCGTTTGCAGAAGGTGGTGGACGACTTTCTGAAACTGAAAGTGCAAGGCGAAGGGCCGCGCGGGGTCTCGGTGGCGAAAGAGGTGGACGACCGAACACGGCGGATGTTCGAGATTTTCCGCAACAACCTTGACCGGCCCGCGGCGGAAGTCGCCGGGGATCTGCGCGAACAGGAGGATGCCGACATGCTCTACGACCTGGATGCCGTCAGCGCCCTCGAAGCCTATCAGGAGGCCGTGCGCTATGGCCGGGAGGTTGACGAGATAGACCGGGAGGTCGAAGCGCTACGGGCGCGTAATACGCAGTTGCGCCGGGAGCGGATAGCAGCCAACAAGGTCGGGCATAAGGAACTGTTCGAATTACTGAAAAAGCAGATACTCTATAACAACGAACTGATCGATGCGCTGGAGGCCGAGCGTGTCGAAACGAAGGGACATCGGGCAGGGGCTCTCAAAGAAACGGCGGGGCTGCTTTCGGGACAGATCGGCGCCGGCCGCGAGATACTGTCCGAATGGAAAAAACAGGAAGAAGAGCGCCGCAAGAAAATCGTAAACGATGCGTTCCGCGATGTGGACGACGGGAGTAAGATTCCGGTACTCGACAAGCGGCCCGGCGTATGGACGCAGGGGTATCGGCGGACGGTCGAATTTCTGTTCTCCCCGGCCTATTCGATGGACTACCTGCTGAAGACGATAAGCGTGAACGCCCCGAAGGGCGAGGGTGCGCTGTACGATCATTTCATGCGCGGCACGGACGGCTACGTGGAGGCCCGCGGCCGTTATTATATCGGTTACGAGGATTTCAAACGGGCGCTCGACGAAAAGGCACGGGCCGTATTCGGTAAAAGTTATCCCGAGGTCGTGGCAGACAGCAACGTACCCACGGAAGCGACGATCACGATCACGAACGCCGCGCCCCGGAAGCCGGAGCGGGATAAGCAGAAAGGGACCGATGCCGGGAATCCGGAAAGGGTAGCCGCGGCAGAGGAGTACAACCCGACGATCGGTGAAGCGCTGTATATCTACATGACGAACAAAATGACCGACGGGCAGGTGAAACTCAAACGCATGGGAATAACGGAGGAGGAAGTGGATGCGCTGGTCGGAATTCTTCCGGCGCGCTACGTGCAGTTCGCCGACTGGCTCCAGAACGAGTTCCTGCCCGAGCGCCGGAAAACCTATAATGCGACGCATCTTGCTGTCTTCGGGACACAGATGGCCCGGATCGAGAACTACGTGCCGCTGAAAATTCAGAAAAGTTACGTGCGACAGGAGGTGGACGGTTCGGAACCCGATCCGGACACGCTGCCGTCGGCTATTACCGGGTCGATCATCAGGCGTACACGCAACAACCAAATCCTGAACCTGCACACGAATGCTCTCGACCTGATGCTGGAGCACGGGCAGCAGATGGAACATTGGAATGCCTTTACGCGGGTCGTACTCGACATGAATGCGCTGCTGACGAGCACGAAGTTCCGGCGGATGCTCGACACCCGAAATCCGGGGTTGCACAAGCGGTTGAAGGTGGCCGCGCAGCTTGCAGCCGACAGTTACCGTCCACAGGCGAACGACGTGAACCGCGCATGGATTGCGCTTGGCAAACTGGCCGCGTCGAGCAAGATCGCTTTCCGCGTGAACACGGCGCTGAAACAGGTGCTTTCCTATCCGGCGTTCTATGCCTACTCCCCGAATCCGAAATTCTGGGCGCAGCTGACGAAGAACCTCGCACCAACTACTTGGGCGAAGAATTTCCGTTGGTGTATAGACAACATTCCGTCGTTCCGCGAACGGTGGTTGGGCCGCATGGCCGGCAACGAGAAGCTGGCGCAAATGACTGCGCCGCTGCTCGACAAATGGCTCGATAAGATGAATAAGTACGGAATGCTGCCCAATGCTTTCGTGGATGCGCTGACCTGTGCGAACGGGGCGAAGGCCGTATATGATTTCCGACGGACCGAATACATGGAGCGCGGAAAATCCGCGGCCGAAGCCGAACGGATGGCCCGCATTGACGCTGCGGTGTCGATCAACACGACCCAGCAATCGAGCGAAGGCATGTATATCGGGCAGATGCAGGCCGACCGGGATTTCTGGAGCGTGTCCATGTCTACGTTCCAAAACTCGAACTTCGCCTACCTGCGCAAGCAACTGGAAGGAATCGACGAACTGTTCCGCGACACGATGCGTGAACGCAGGAATCGGACGGAGTATTACAAGGAGCAGGGATTTTCGGACGACGAGGCCTCCGACTTGGCATTGAAAGAGGTCGTGGAGGCAAAACTCGGGGCGCTGTTCAACATTGTAGTATTCATGTTCGGGCTGAATATCCTGTGGGGGCTGGGCAACAACGTATGGAAATATCTCTTTGCTCCGGAAACCCGGGACGAGATACCCGGTGAACTGGCGAAATCGGCCTTCGTGGCTGCCGTGCGCAATACGACGGTCGGATCGCTGGCCGAAGGTTTCGCCAGCGGTTACGGGGCGAATCCCTCGGTGCTGCTGTCGGACATGATCTCATTCACGAACCGGCTGTGGCGCATCGTCAAAAAGGAGAATCCCGATGCGTGGAACGAGACGGCGGCTTATCTGGCCCTGCAAACGCTCTCGGCGAACGGGCTTGGAATAGATCTCGAATCGTTCGTTAACATGTATCAGGGAATCGCGGGCATGATCCGCGACGGGGTGGATGTGGAGGACCTGATGTGGATACTCAACGCTCCGCAGTCGCAGGCGAAACTCCTTGCCGGCAAACCCAAAGAAGGGGAGACCGAAGAGAAATATCACGAGCGGATGATCTTCATTGAGCGGCGCATTGCTGAACGAGTAGATAAGAAACGCCGCGACAAGTGGACGCGCAACTACACCGCCTACCGGCAGGCCGAAGCGCTGGGGATACAGGCCGAACGCGACATCTACGGAAATGTAACGGTTCCGGAGTTGAAGCAACTCGATGCGGAGTATGCGGCGGCTCTGAAAAACTCCGGGGTGACGGCCGCGGGGGGTATGCGCACGGACTACGACTGGGAGGGGCTAACCCCCGAACAGAAGAAACGCTGGCAGAAGCGGGCACGGATGGCGTGGAAAATCAACAAAGAGGAAAAGGAACTCGATGCGGTGATCGTGTACAACGAACGCTATGCGGAGCGGATGCGGGAATTGATGGACCGGAAACGAGAATATATGGTCGATGTGGAAAACAACAAATAACAGTAATATATGGCTGAAAAGAGTGTAGACATCCGGCGTTTGCGGGCGTTGGCGTCGGGCAGGAAGAACGGAGCGGCGAAATATCCGAAAGGCGTAATGTCGCAGATCCGCCGCTCGCAGGCGGAGAGGAGCGAGAACATGGACTTGCTGTATGCCTGCCTGAACGACTGGTCGCAGTTGGACGGGAAACGCCGCGATCACGAACGGTTCATGCGTTACATGGGCGGCGATCAATGGAGCGACCTGGTGGCCGATCCGGACAACGCGGGAAAGATGATCCGCGAAGAGGTGTTGATCTCCCGGACGGGGATAACGCCGATCTCGCTGAATATTATGCAGGAGTTCATCCGCAACATCCTCGGGCAGATGCTTTCGAACAAATACCAGTCGGTTGTGAGGGCTCGGCGCAGCGAGGACGACGTGGTGGCCGAAATGCTCACCAATACGTTGCAGGCGTGTCTGGAACTGAACGAAAATCCGACGCTCGACATCAATCACCTGTTCTGCCTGTTGTCGATGGGCATATCGTGGGGAAAGGTGACATATACAGCGTGGGATGAGCGAAACGACACGGACGGAAAAATCTATTTCGTGAATCAGAACCGTATCGGATGGAATCAGGACTGTGAGGACCCGCGCATGTTCGACTTGCGGCGTATTTTCGAACTGCATGACTATACGCCCGGGGAACTGCTGGCGAATTTTGCCAAAACACCGTCGGACGAGCAGGCGCTGCGCGAACTGTATGCTCCGATGTTCAGCCGCGGAAGCATCGCCGAAACGGTGAATCAGACTGCGGTAGACACCCTTGCGACGCTGGATTTCTGGCAGAACACTTCGGCGCTGAACAAATGCCGCGTGATCGAGGTGTGGCAGAAACTGGGCCGGTGGGTGCTGTGGGTGCATGACCGTGCTACGGCGGACCTGCCGAAAGAGTATTTGGAGGGATTCGATGCCGTGGAGCGGGCCGCGGAGGCCGAGAACGACCGACGCCGC